AAGCGTTTTCCTTTCCTCTTCACTAACCCTCAAAATACTGCCTTCTTCGCTTCTATAAGCGTAACCGTGTATTGAGTCCCTATCTACATCGCGGACATAAATAGTACCTGATGGTTGAAGCCTAAAGGTTTGACCTCTTACTAGTTTCTTGAATGATACTTTTTTCATTTCTGTTTGTTTTAGTGTTAATCGAACAATAGCAAAGGTAACAAAAAGGATATTAAAAGCAACAAAAACATAATAAAAGTATTTTTTTAGTGCTTAACCCTTGCATTTACGCTAAAACCTTTTAACTTTGCTGATGTACAAACAAAACAATGATACAATGATAGATAAAGCAAAAGAAGAGTTCAAAACCGAAGGAAGAGAAGACCAAACAGAAATGGCAGCTTTTGTTGAAGACTTAGAGAATACAATAGATAAAAGCGTGTTTCAGGTAAGCGGTGTCGATGGCGAAGATTCTGAAACGTTTTCAATTACTATTAAGGACAACCTTGCAAACCACGAGTTAAAGCAAAGCGTTTTCTGGATTGATCAAGTAGACATGCATCTAATGATTGACGAGTTAGGTGACTTGTTTATGACTGTCTACGTAGACGGGTTTACTTATCATGAAGATAAGAAGATAGGTAAGGACTCAATCAAAAGCAATTACAGGTTACTAAACCTCTTCAAAGGCTTTGCCGAATTGCATTATATGTTTCACTTTAAATTAGAATAAAAATGAACAAAGAATCAATTATTCAATTTTTCAAAGATCGCCCATCAATTCCCCTGCTTTCAATTTGCAGGGAAGCGGGCATATCTGCAACCACTTTACGCGGGGTAATGTCTGGTACTGCTCCTCTAACAGATAAGACAATAGGTAAGTTACTACCTGTATTTAAAAGGTACGGTTATATTAGTTACAGCGAGCCTATAAACAGGATAAGGACTATATTACAAGACGAAAGAATATATTATAGTGATGCAAATGTTTTTATAAACGCCCCTTTGGCACTAGAACAGATAGCTATGAAAACCGAGCTGTACACATTATTAAGCGTTTTAGATGAAAAAGAAAAAGACTTAAAAGTTCTTAAAACCCTGTTTTTAGATGAGGTTAAAACCTGTGAAATATGTAGTATAGATACTTCCCATTTAGGTTTTTTCCCTAAATGTGACACATGTGATTTTGATTAAAAATTAATAAATCCATGAGCAAAGATAACCTAATCGACAAAGCAAATAAGCTAGCTTATGAAATTGAACTGTTTAAAGCTCTTCACATCAATTTCAAAAAGGACGAAAGGTATAAGGCAATGAAGGAAGAGTTAGACGATTTAATCAAACAAATTGAACAAAAATGAAGGAATTAATAAACGCGGTTAATGCCGTAATGAAAGAAGCAAGAAGCGTATCTAAAAACTCAAATGTAGGGTTTGGTAATTCAGCTTATAAAGGAGTTAAGGATATAGACGTTAAGCAGCTAATACAGCCGCTTCTAGCAAAGAACGGGCTAGCCTTATTCCCTGTATCTATTGATATTACCACAGATCGTGAATCGTGGGAAGAAAGCCATAACGGAAAGCCTAAAAGGAAAACGCAGGTATTTACCGAGGCTAAGTGCAAATACTTACTTGTGCATGAAAGCGGTCAATCAATAGAGTTACAAGGTGTAGGTTATGGCGTAGACGCGCAGGACAAAGGCGCGGGTAAGGCTCAAACATACGCTTTAAAGATGCTTCTACTTTACACATTCCTTATTCCAGTAGGGGAGATAGACGACACGGACACAACTCACAGCAATGATCATGAAGTACCACAACAAAAAAAAGCAATCAAAAAAGCACCTGAACCAAAGCCAGTAAAAAAGGAGTTGACAAAAGACGAAACCATAAATGCAATAGCTAAAAAGTTTACTAATTCATCACTAAGTGAACAAAATCAGAGAGTAGCGGCTTCTTTCATTTATGACTTTAAGGACGATAAGTTTAAACGCCCTTTTATGGAGTATGTAGCTAACTGGAAGCATGAGCAAGGTGAGATTTTAGCAATATTAGAGAACGCTGCCAAACTAGACTCGGAAGGGCTTAGAGAGTACTTGAAGACTTTAAACGAGAATGATTTACAATTTTAATTTATAAAAAACATGAGCAATTTAATTAGTTTTGATTCGTCTGGATTGTCAGGATTAGAAGATAGTAAGGCGGCAAGTATAAAAGCAGTTTTTGCCCCAATGGTAGAAATGTTAGAAGGATTCGAAGGCGACTACAACGCACTAATTACTGAATCTAGCGAAGGCATTACAGACGATTTAACAAAAAGGGCTAAACGGCTAAGGCTTGCCATCCGAAAGGTTAGAACGCTTTCAGACGCGAAAAGGAAGGCTTTAAAGGAAGAATATTTAAGAGCAGGTAAAGCCATTGACGGAGTAAATAATATACTAAAATGGGCGGTTCAGGAAAAGGAGGGGAATCTTGAAGCGATAGAAAAGCACTTCCAAATTCAAGAGCAAAAGAGGTTAGACGAATTGCAAGCTAGTAGGGTTGCCATCCTGTCTGAATATGTAGAAGACGCACACGAGCGGGATTTGTATAAATTCAAGGATGATGAGTTTGAAGCCTTGGTAGCAATGAAGAAAAAAGGCTATGAAGATAGAATAGCAGCAGAAAAGAAAGCAGAAGCCGATAGGATAGCCAAAGAGAAAGCAGAAAAAGAAGAACGTCAACGCATAGAAGAAGAAAACAAGGCTTTACGTGAGGAAGCGAAAAAGCGTGAAAGGTTAGCTAAGATTGAACAGGAGAAAAGGGAAGCGGAAGCGAAAGCGATTGCAGCCAAAGCGGAAGCGGAAAGACTGGAGCGCGAGGAAGAATCTAGAAAGCAAAGAGAAGCACATGAGGCACAGTTAAAAGCAGAAAGGGAAGAAAGGGAGCGGGTAGAGCGAATAGAAAGAGAGAAAAGGGAAGCGCTAGAAAAAGAACTAAAAGCAAAGCAGGAAGCGGAAAGACTGGAGCTAGAAGAAATTGAAGCTAAACGACAACTAGAACTAAACAAAGGCGATGAGGACAAAAGAAAAGACTTGATTCTTGATCTTGAAACGATCAAATCAAAGTATGATTTTGATTCTGACAAAAACATCAAAATGTATAAGGATGTAGGATTGTTAATTGATAAGATTGTTAAGCATATCAGCAAATAATTTAGTATATTTACATACATAAAAGCAGTGAATTTTTATTGTAGGAGATAAAGATTCATTGCGCAAAGCTCAATAGAGTTTTACGCCCGTTTACAGCCTCCTACCTGTATCGGGCTTTTTTTATTCCCTCAATTATGGCAGATTCCCACGATATAAACATAGAAGAGCTTTTTTATACAAAGTTAGATTTAGATTTGATTGCTTTTAATTACAATAAAAATCCTATTAAAATGGATATGTTTTTAGGCTTTTTAAAATTCAAAATAGAAAGGTCAAAAAATCATCTTGGCTCAAATAATGGATGGACGAAATTAGAAAGTAAAAACCATCAATTAATAGTTATGGGTGGGTGTGTAGATGGTATAGAGTATTTAAACAGTATTAAATACAAAACTAATTTACACAATGTGTATAATAATTTTGTTACGCCTTTTCAAATGTTTAATCTTTTAACAAAAGAGGGAAGGTTGTTTTTCTTAGATTATTATGGAAATGAAATAAGTGAAATAATTTCAAATAAAAGAGAGGAAGCAAAAAGGCTAGAACACAGCATGAAACAGGCGCAAAAAGAGCTTTTATCAATAAAAAAAGAATACCAAGCATTAAAAAATATCAGCAAATAATTCAGTATATTTGCATACATAAAAGGCAAATGTTTTGGTTTGAGGGAATCAGTACATTTGTCTGAACTAGACACCCTAGTGTTTAGCTTGGTCATACTTCCCTCGGTATGACCTTTTTTTATTTCCTCCCATGAGTAAGATTACCAGAAAGAAACGAACGACAAGATTTACAAACGTTCCTAATGATATTCCTAATCATCCAAATTTGTCTTGGAAAGCAAAAGGCTTATTACTGTATTTAATTAGCCGTCCTGATGATTGGAGTGTTTATGTCACCCAACTATCAAAAGTGGGAAAGGATGGCAAGGAAGCAACTGCAAACGGCTTAAAAGAGCTTATCAATGAAGGCTATGTTTACAGGTCATTAAATAGAGACGGTAAAGGAAAGTTTAAGGGTTACAATTATCTAGTTTCTGATGAGCCAGAATATAAAGAAGACAACCAAGACGGAAAACCCGTAGACGGGAAAGCCGTAAACGGGAAACCCGTAGACGGGAAAGCCGCAACTACTAAGAAAGGACTAAACAAAGAAATGACTATACTAATAAATGATAATAAGTATACTGTTGATTTTTTGTTTTTTTGGGATAAGTACCACGAGATAACAGGACTAACAAAATCAGCCAAGGCGGAAGCTGCAAAGGCTTGGAAGAAGCTAAATAAAACCGATCAAGGAAAGGCAGTAGAAATGATAAAGGCTTACAAGGGGTCGGTATCGGATAGCAAGTATATTGTATTTGCTAGGACTTACTTATCAAAGAGAAGGTTTGAGGATGAATTTAAGAATCAGGAAGCCAAGGCGAAATCCAAGTACAGGTATAAGATAAACGGGCTAATAGTAAGACACAACAACAAAAGTAGATGGGAAACAGATAAAAGGATGCATGAGGGAAGAGGGTATGAGGAAATGAGTATTAACTAAACCCGAGACAAGATGAAAGTTTACAAAACAAGAAGCTACTGTCGTGAAATAGTAGAGATTGAAGCTACTAGAGTAAGTGAGAAAAGCGTTTGGATTGAAAATGAAATTACTGGAAAAGAGGAAAGGCACGGAAGGTCTTCGTATTATGGTAGGTATTTTGACACCAAAGAAGATGCTAAACAGCACTTAATTAATGTGCAAAACAATATTATCGAAGCATCAAAAAGCAAGATTGAAAGGGCTAAAATTGCCTTGAAAGAAATTGAGGATTTAAACAAAATTGAAACAAGATGATACCATTTGAAAAGTTACTTGAGACTATGGAGAAATTCAATAGTAAAAAGAAAGAAGTTAAAGCGGAATGCGATGCAGCCACAAAAGGCGGGGAATGCCATATTAATTTCTATAAAATGCATCAAGCGTTTTTAAAATTGCAAAACGTTGTAGAAATGGATTTGCTCCCATTTGTAGAAGGGGCTAGTAATAATGGTGAATCCCTTGTTTGTAGTAATTGTGGTGGTTACGGCTATTTAGTCGATTCGCAAGGCAGAAGAAAGGATTCTTGTCAAAGATGTAGATAGAATAAATGCTTATTGAATTGTACGGCATCACGTAAAATAATTTACATATTGCTTGTTTTATATTACGCTTTACCGTACATTCGTACCAAGCAATTAAGGAAATGCAAACATTAAACAAGTTTGAATTATGTTAAGTTTAAAAATGACAAGTGAAAACAAAGCAGCCGTAAACGCTTTGAAAATGGTTAAAGAGGTTCAATGGGTTGGAGAGGTTAAGCATAATACAATCAGTGCTGCGTTGACTGCTATTAATTTGTTTGGAGGTGCTAATTCTGGTTGGTACAATCCAACAGTTACTAGAATAAATGGTCTTATAGGTTGTTTCATGATTAACCAAGATGGAAGCTTGCATTTTGAGTCAAGAATTATAAAAATGGAAAATGGGAAATTTAAAATTGAGCATCTTTCAAATGAAGGGTATTTAGTTTTTGAAGAAGAGTATTTTAAAAGCATGGAAAAATCTATGTAAATACTGTGAATAGCGAGGATTCTAGGAAGGTGCTAAGGATGAAGACAGCTAAGAGCGTGGAGTACTGCCCGCGCCTCCTTAGTATCGACCTCGCTAATTAAGGAAATGCAAACGCTAAATAAATAGTGAAAATGGAGGAGCTTATAAAAGAATGTGGCCTTGTAATGTACTTGATAAAATGTGAGCCAGACAAATATTGTAGGCTTGACTTCGAGGTCTGGAAGGTTAATTCGTGGACGATGCAAAACGAGCCGTCAAAAGATGATCAAGTAATATTTTTAAAGGGGCATATAAAGTGGGACGGTGACGCGCATTTGAATTTTAATTACTTGTATTTGTCTGGTCGTAAAGGTTTTGAAGATGTAAAAAAAGTACTTAACGCTGTTTGGGAGAAAGCAGAGAAAGAAATAACTAACTTTGATAAGGACGTAGCAAATGGATAGCATAGAGGCGTTAATACAAATAGCGATAAAAAGGCGCAAAGAATTGGGGGTAACTCAAACAGAACTAGCGCGGCAAATGGGGGTAAGAAATGCTACTATTTGCGATATGGAGAACGGTAAAACTAGATCGACATTAGCAATTGATGTTATTAGGCATTTAGGCGGTGTTTTAATAGTGGATTGGTATAATTAAAGTGAAACGTTTAAAACAAAAGACAAAGTGAAAGAACTAAAACAGCTAATTACAGAGGAACAAATTAAGATAGCTTTTAAAGATTACAGTTTCGACAAAAGCAATCTTGAAGTTTTAAAAGAGGCATTGTTAAAAACTGCTTGCGGTCATTACCTTCCTTACTCCACTCAATCAATAATCAATGAATTAGGGCTTTGTGATAGGCTTAGGCTTACTAAAAAGGGTAAAGAATGTTTGTATCTGTTGTATAGTGGTGAGGGTGAATTAAGTGAAAGCAATAAATGCCTATCATGTGGTATTGATAATGCTGTAATCTGTGACAAGTGTGTTAGTGATATAGCTCAACAAACAGCCGATCAAGCTCTTGATTCTAGGCGATAAGTTAAACAAAACAAAAAACAGAATGAAGTGGATTAAAGCAGATGAAGAATTGCCAAGCCATGAAAGGCAAGTGCTTACTAAGTTAGAAAATGGCAGGTATGTGGTTAATCAGTTTTTAGATGATGACCGTGTTTGGAAGTACAATATAGGAGTTATTGAGTGGTGCGAGATTGATGATCAGAAGAACAAAAAACCGATTTCCGAACTTTCAGAAAAGGACGCTATTGAGATCGCAGAGGCTGCAACTGGTGTTAGTGGGTGGGTGCTTGTGTCTGATGATTTATTTGAAGTAGCACTAACTAATGATGTGAATCCTTTTGCTTCCCCTTCCTTTTGCATAGGTAAAGAAACTTTCAATATTTATTCATATGTAGATTATAATTCATTTAAGTTAGTGGACAAGGCTAGGGAATTAGGTTATGATATTTGATCATGAAGGAGCTAAACGGATTCGCAATTGAGAAATGGAACGTTTACGATCTTCCAGAAAGTGCAAAAACTTCTACATGCCCTCTTTGCTCGGAAAGCAGGAAGAAGAAGAAGGACAAATGCCTATCTATAAAGTGGGAAAAGGGCCTTGCAGACTGTCACCACTGCGAAGAAACTATACAACTTCACGAGTATGTTAAAAATAAAGCTACTAGCGTTGTGTATAGTAAACCCAATCCGCCTAGTAGGTATAATTTATCTGATAAGGTGTTAAAGTTCTTTGAGGGGCGTAAAATAAGCCAAAGAGCCTTGAAGATTGCCAAGGTTTCGGAAGGCTTCGACTGGATGCCGCAATTTAATAGAGAGATAGAGACCATTCATTTTAACTATTTCCTTTATGGTGAGCTAATAAATATCAAGTATAGAGCACCGAAAAAAGCGTTTAAGCTTGCTAAGGATGCTGAATTGATAGTGAGCGGTATTGATAGATGGATGCATGAGGATGATGTGATATTGACCGAAGGCGAAATAGATGAGCTTTCATTTATTGAAGCGGGCTTTTCAAATGTTTCTAGTGTTCCAAATGGCGGCGGCTCTGCCAACCTTCAATACTTAGACAATTCTTACAAGTTCTTTGAGAACAAGAAAAAGATTTACTTGTGTGTTGATAGTGATGATGTAGGAAAGAAGCTAGAAGCGGAATTGATTAGAAGGCTAGGAGCTGAACGGTGCTATATAGTCGATTTAGGAGACTATAAGGACGCGAATGAGGCGTTAATGAATGAAGGTGTTGAGTTTTTACAGGCTGCAATATTTGAGGCAAAGCTAACACCTTTAGAGAATGTAAAAACCTACGAGTCGATCAAGGACCAATACAGGCGTTTTATATTGGAGGGCATGCCATCTGGTTATAAAACTGGTTTAGTATCTTTTGATAATATATTTAGCACTTATACGAAGCAGTTTGTAACGGTAACAGGTATTCCAACACATGGAAAAAGTGATTTTGTGGACCAGATGTGTATAGGGTATGCATTGAATTACGGCTTTAAAACGGCTTATTTATCCGTAGAGAATAATCCAGAGTATTTGCATGTAAATAAGATCATTCAAAAGATTTACGGAAGAGAGCCAAACAACCTAGATTTTGATAATGAGCTATTCAACTATATAGAAAGTTTCGTAGAAGATCATTTCTTTTTCATGAACTTCGATGAAAGTGATGAGCTAGCAGATTTGGACACGGCTTTGAGTAAGGGTAGTGAACTAGTCAAAAGGAAGGGGATAAGGGTTTTAGTGCTTGACCCGTTTAATAAGATTCCTATGAAGGGGATTAATAGGGAGCGAACAAATGAATATACTACTGCATACCTTAACAAAATTGATGCGTGGGGTAAAAAGAATGATTGCATAGTTATTCCAGTAGCTCACCCCGTAAAGATGAAAGCACAAGGCACTAATAAAATGCCTGAACCATCATTTTATGATATTAAAGGCGGAGGTGAATGGTACGATATGAGCCCTCACGGCTTGTCAGTTTACAGGGACTTTGAGCTAAGTTTAGTTAAAATTAAGGTGATGAAAGTTAAGTTTTCAAACCTTGGAGTCAATCAGGCTCATGTGTGGTTCGCTTGGAATCCTAGAAACGGAAGATATACCGAGGTAGGCGGCGATGTTGATGACGGTGATGAAATAACGCCTTTTTGGGATGAAATGCCATGGTTGCAACTCCCTGAAAATGAAAAACAGAAGAAAGATGAAGAAATCAGGTATGACGGGTACAGTGAAGAGTGCGGGTTTTAAGACTACGCCTAAAATTTACACGAGTATAGAGCAAGTACGCCAAGCTCTTATAAAAAGAGGCGAAATAAAACAGAAAACAAATGAGTGAATTAGAAGAAAAGAACTGGTTTCCGTCAAATGGAGGTGAAGGCGAATGGTTTAGAGGCAAGTACTGTGAGAATTGCATACATGACAATATGGAAAAAGGCAAAGATTGTGAAATGCTTTTTAGATCATTTGTCGAAGATGGCGGAATTGATGAATGGCAATACGGAAAAGACGGTAAGCCAATTTGCACAGAGTTTGTAAAATGGGATTGGGATAGTGACGGCGACCCTGATGACCCAGACAATCCAAAAGCATCACCACCGCCAACGCCTGACAATATTAGACAAACAACATTGTTTCCTCTATATCCAGATGAAACGCATTTCGAAAAAGAAGTTAAACAGATTAAAACAGAAATCAATGAGTAAGCAAGCAGAGTACACAGGGATAATTTTAGAGAAAATACAGGAATGTATTAATGATATAGGCACAGAAGAATTAAGCGACCCAGAGAACGTTATTAGCTTTATGCATTCAGTAACATTAAATGTTCCTTGTATGGTGTATAATTCGATGACAGGAGAAAGTAAAGGCGTACTTGAAGTAAACCAACTTGCAAATACTTTATTTTGCCAAAGCCTACAAAATGAGACTCAAAAGGTATCGGGAGAACTTGGTAAGGCTTACGGAGAAATGTCAGAAATGTACACTAAAAAGGATGTGATTAATTTTGCCACACAGATGTATGAGCAAGGTGAGGCTAATCATGATTTTCCTTTGTCTACTGATAGGCTCAAAGAAGAGCTTAAAGACCGTTTTAATGATTTTGAAGGCGAAAACATATTCGATTAATTATGAGACAATTAGAATTAACAAAAGAAGAGCTAGAAAACATTGGATTTAAAAAGTATTTAAGTGTGCCAAATGAAGGCGATAAAGAAAGGGAAGTATACAAGATAGAAACTTTAAACGGCTATTTTTATTACAACCCGTTAGAAGAGTCTTATAAGTGGTATCATAAAACCATAATAGGGGAATTCTCAAATCATATACTTTTGGATATAACTCAAAAACCTGTATTATTTTCGATATTACAAGCATTTCAGGTTGATTTCAATATGTGTATGTAATTTTAAACACTAAAACAATGAATGAAAAACAAGCATTTAAAGCAGGGTATTTAGCCGCGTCTGATATGTCAGGCAAGCCAGAAAGCTATATTAAAAAGATTGTTGATAACGCTTTTAAGGAGTGGAAAAAGGAGTTTAGAAGGCACAATGAAAATGACGAACAATATCAAGTAAAAAATGAACAATACCCTAAGCGTTTTAACGAAAGTAAAGGCGCTGACGTTGGCGGTATCTATTGGGATTGGGACGAACTTCATTGCTATGCCTAAACTAAAAACCGTTAATCCTGACAAAATTGGCAAGGAATGTGAGTTTGATTTATTTTCTAATAAATTAGTCACCGAGTTTTTTAAAAAACAAGTAAAGCCCTTGAAATGAAGTTACAAATAATAGATTTCTTTCCTTTCGTGAACTGGTTAACAGCTTTTGCAGGAGGAGCAACCAAGCAACAACTAAGGTTTATGTTTTGGTATAATTTAGGGGTTGTATTTTTGATTTTCCTATTATGATGACCTATAAATTAACGATGAAAAGCAATAGTTATGTATCTGTAAGCAAGCTTCATAAAAGGTTTGAGTTGATACCTAACTGCTTTAAAAACAAAATCGAAAGCGATAATAAAGGCAATGTTCATAAGCAAGAAATAACAATTTCTTTTAGGTGGTTGCTATGGAGGTATGATATTGTATTGATAAGACACTTAAAAACAAAACAAAATGGAAAGTAAATTTTCTAAAAGGATTGAAGAGTACTTAAGTAGTGAGTGTGATGATTACGGGCTTAGTTATACATGGCAATGGGATGATGACACTTTGACTGTTGAAGCTGAAATAACAAGAGGTAAATTAAGTGAAGTCGTAAGCTTTATGTACAATGAAAAAGAAGACGATTTATTAATAGAACTAAGTGAGGATTGTTTCTATGTAACTAGAGAATACGATCAAACGGTTAAGTATTTTTGGATGCTTATTTGTCCTTCGCTATTTCCTAACAATTAAAATTCAATAAAATGAAATACACTTTAGAAGAGTTAAAGCAGTTAGCCAAGACTATTGCACAAGAATTAGACGGTGATTTTTTAGATGATATTTATACATCTGATAGAGCAAACTTTGAAAGCCAGACAAAGATAATTTTTGATCAAATTAAAAAGATGGATGAAGATTTCCAAAAATGGATGAGCATCCTATCTATGGAGGAAACAGAATGGTATAGGGGGAGGTATTTAGATGTGTTTTTAAATGAAAGCAAAACAGTTTCCCCACTAGATAAAGTTATTGAATTAAGAGAAAAGGTAAAAGATTATGCAGATGCTTCTCATACTGGTTATCCAGACGATGATGTAAGGAATGAGAGTTGCGAAGCTTTAACTTCTATTATGGTTAAAGAGATAATAGAGGCGACAAAGGGGGATGATTATTGGCTAAAAGTATTAGAAATCAATAATGATTTATAGCTTTTTTACTTGCTGTACGGATTATTAAAACAGAATACACCATTTTCCCGACTTCGGGCAAATGGTTTCTTGATCAGATGGAAGCGTTTTTGAATGAAAGCAAAACAGGTTAATAATGGCAAAATTAAAGGAATACAAACTAAAGCCGATGGATTTTTTCGGTCATGGCGAATGGGAGCAAGTAGTTATCTTGACCGTTGAAAAAAGGTATTTGTTTGGAATGTTTAAGCGGTTGATAAATATTGAGCACACTATAAGCATGTACGGAGATTTAGGAGCATACTATAAGTATTGGGATGATTTGATTGATAATGAAAAACAAATTGAATTATGATAACAGAGGAAGAAAGAACCAAAGAAGGGTTAAATGCATTGCTTGTAGGTAATGTTAAGTACTGCATGTTGGCTACCCTAAATATTGGCGACATTGTACTTATTAAACACGCACACAAGTTTGAGTATGGTAGTTGGGGTGGTTGGAGTGAAACAAATTATAAATATTTAGGCTTTGAGGGTGGGGAGTACCACTTCGAAAACATAGAACACAAGCACGAACACTTTAGGATGAAAGAAGAGTTTGAAGATATGCACCGATTAAAAGGAAAGTATTGTAACTAACACCACGCTATACGCACCCCGAAAGTAAGACAAGAAGTATTTTGGTATAATGAAAAGTAATCACTATCTTTGATTCCGAGTTTTAGAGGTTGAATGTGTTACACAATACTACTTTACTATATTAGTGCTTTTTGTATTTCATTTTGTTTTTTGTTTTAAGGAATCCCGCCTAATAGGTTGGATTCCTTTTTTTGTTGTTTTTTTTGTATATTTGTGCTATGGCAAACGATTTGAGCTTAATTAATGGCATTACAAGGATTAATGTAGATGATAATACATTTTATTATGTGTTAGCACCTTACTGGATTAAAGCGGATTTAAGTAAGGATATATATGATGTTTTATCCGTTGCCTCTACAATTAACACCGTTTCTTTTGATTCGATAACGGACAAGTTGGGAGCAGCTAACATTGTTGCGTATTTAGATGCTGCTATCACAGGTGGGTATTTTCAGAGCTTAACAGTTAGCGGCGGTGGTGGTGTTCCTGCTAATATCTCTACCCTTGCAGAACAGCAAACGCAAACAGCAAGATTAAACAGCATCTTAGCCAAGATCATTGCAGCGCCATCGACAGAAGCAAAGCAAGATACGTTAATTGCTTCTTTGGTTAATTGGGAAAACAACGGCATTCCTTTGAGGTCAGAGCTAGGCAACGCTTTTGGGTTAAGCAAAGGTTCAGATTTAACATTGGATAATGTAAACAATGGTGTTGATACACTAGCTTATCTATTTAGAGTTAAGGCAGGTGTTCCAATGGCTTTATTAAGGTCGTTCTTCATATCTATCCAATCGAATAGTAATGATCGCTACGAGGCTAGACTAAGCGCAAATCCTACTTTCTCAAATTATACTATTGATGATTCGCATTTCCAAAACGTGACAGACCCAACCAATCCACTACAAAGTAATTTGCAGTTTGCAAGAGCGGGTGAACAGGGTGTGCCTGCATTGCCTGTTATTAATGGTTATAATGAAGCAGTAGGAGGTAGGTTAATGTTGCCTAAGTATGGAGAGAATCAGGAAACTATGGACAGCAGAACGGGCTTTCAAGTGGTCTTGCCTCAGGGTAGTTACTTTGCGCTGTCATTTTTGCCTAGCTCTAACAATGCTGATGTTCGAGTAAGTTTAAACTGGAATGAATAGTTAAGTTATGGCATACAACAAGAAGGAATTAGAAAGATTAGCACTAGAAGCAATTGCCTTGAATGGTATTGCATGGATTAAATATTTAATCCCTCATTTACCTTGCGCATCCTCTACTTTTTACAATTTGGAGATGGAAAAAGTGGAGTCAATAAAAGAGGCTTTGCAAAATAAAAGGATTGCAAGGAAAGAAAAGTTAATTTCTAAGTGGGAAGAATCAGACAATGCAACGCTTAATATAGCAGCATTTAAACTGCTTGCAGATGATCAGGAGCTTGATAGGTTAAGCAACGCGCCAAAGGAGGACGATAATATAGTTAAGAAGGTGATCTATTATGATGCAACAGGAGAAGACGCATAAAATAGGACTGACTAAGAACTACTATGCTATTGATAGGGCTTATAGGGAAGCTATGAGCGACTTTGACAACAAGGAGAGGAAGAAGGGGATATTTTTAGAAGGTTCTTCGAGATCAGGTAAGAGTTATGCGGAAGCAATCTGGTTAACTAGGTATGTGAATGATAACCAAGGCAAGGTAATAACCTGCTGTCGTGACACCTTCGCTAACTTAAAGATTTCGTTTTATAGCACTTTGAAAAAAGTATGGCAAGCAAGCCTAATGCCTATGAAGTGTTTCAACAAGTCCGCGACTACTATACACTACAACGGCAACGAAATTAGATTTGTAGGGGTGAACGATGATATAGGGCGCGCCATGGGTATGGAGCAAGACGTACTAATGGGCGCGGAAGTTATTTACCTATTAAAGGATGTTTGGGACCAGATGGAGCAAAGAACGGAGGAGTTCTTTATAGCTGATTACAACCCAGCAGAAGAAAAGAGTTGGGTGTATAAATATGCAGATCATCGACCAGATGTATTTCACTTTAAAAGCACCTACAAAGATAATCCTTTCGCACCACTTGCACAGGTAGCGAAGATAGAGGCGTATAACCCGTGGCATTGGAACGATATGCATTTGCCAGAAGAGAAGAGAAGGGAGAACGACAGGAATGTAAAAGGGACAACGGCTAACAAATTCAAGTGGCAGGTATTCGGTGAAGGAATAAGGAGCGCAGGAGAAGACAGGATATACAGGTTTGAGCTATTTAAAGACTTCCCAGAAAGCTATGACTGGAAGATATACGGGGTTGATTTTGGTTACAGTAATGATGTGGCTGCTGTGTGTGAGGTAATGCGCGTAGGACACAAGTTGTATGTTAAGGAGCTTATTTATGAGTTAGGATTGATCAATGTTTCACCTAAGCCTAAAGGCCACAAAAACTATAAAAAGAATTTACTTCACGAATTAGAGCGGTTGCAATTAGATGAAGATTGTTATGTAGTTTGTGATAGTCAAGCCGCGTCTGATATTGCCGAATTAAGGCTAGGAAACATTAACGCTATAGCATGCAGGAAGGGCAAAGGTTCTATAAAGTCAGGGATAGACAAGATAGAAGGCTTCCAATTGCTTTTCCATGTTGAAAGTGTTAATTTACAGGACGAAGGGAGGGGGTATAAGTGGATGAGAGACAAGAAAACAAACGAGCGGCTCAATTTGCCTGTTGATAAAGACAATCATTTAATGGATGCAATGAGGTACGCAGCGACTAAATTACTAGGATAACACAAGGCTAGATAATGGGTATATTTGATAGATTAAAAAGTGAAAACAAATGAAAGCAGAATTACAGAAGTTTAGGGAGTACCTAGATTATATTGAGAGACATTATGATAATGTGCAAAAAGCATGGGAATTAATAAATAAAAAGTGCAGTAATGACTTTAAGTTTATTTATGACGACTATGTATGGAATTGTATAGATAGTAATATAAAAGCTCATGATCTTAGCAAACTTTCAAAAGAGGAATTCACACAGTATAGGCAGTATTTTTTTCCTGTTAATGATGAATCAAAAGACAAAGATTTATTCTTGTCAGCATGGGATAATCACAAATCTAAAAATCCTCATCATTGGCAAAACTGGACGAATGACGATACATTAAATAGTTATGATCAGCTTATTTACTTTATTGAAAATATTGTAGATTGGGTTGCTATGGGTTTTGAGTTTGGCGACACTGCGAAATCTTATTATGAAGAGAATACAGGAGATATTAATCTTCCTGATTGGGCGGTTGAATTAATGTATAAGATATTTAACTGTATTTATTAGATAATGAGTATATTCGATAGGTTAAAAAGTGCTTTTACTGGTCATAACCAAAACCAAAGAATCAAGCTTACAGACACGGGAAAGCCTTTGTTTTGGGATATTGATTTTGTTGGTTACTCCTACAATGATAGGGACTTTAGAGAGTTTATCCGTAATGCCTTTGGTAGAAATCCTATTGTTAATATGGTCGTTCCAAGGCTAGCAGAAACGCAAGCCGCTTTACCTAGATCATGGAGAAGTGCTGACGGTGAGCTATTAGAGCCTTCACAGGTAGACCGTGAGCTGTTGCGCCTTATATCCCAACCTAACAAAACGACTAGTAGAAGAGAGTTCTATAACCTTATCGACCAGTACTATCTCGTTACGGGTAATGCTATCGTTTACGGGCTTGCCCCAATTATAGGGAACAGTGAAGCCATGCAATCTTTAGGAATGCAGAAGTACACCGAATTATACATAGCATCAATCGAGGATGTCAACATTATAACGGCTGATGGCACGGTAAATAGTGAGCCTGTCGCCTATGAGATTACAAGGGCTTACAATAGCAGTGCTACGGTAACGATTGACGCAAAGGATGTTTTACACCTTAAGAACCCCAACATAGTTAGTCCTAACACTAATTATGGGCTTTCTAAGCTATTTGGGCAACAAAAGGCATATACAGCTAGTACGCTTACTTTTGAGGCTCGCAATAACGCTTATACTAATGGGGGGAAAAGCGGGGTGTTGAGTCCTAAAGGGTCGGAAACTATAATGCTTCCCGTAGAACAGAAGGCAATGCAAGAAAGGTTTGATCATGATACTACTGGAGTGCACAACTTTGGAGGTGTTCATGTTTCTGGAGCACCAGTGGATTACACTCGAATAAGTCTAAGCCCTGAACAATTGCAGCTAATTGAGTCAGTGCCTACGGATTTAAGGCATTTGTGCGCGGTGTACAATGTTGACCCAATGTTATTTGGAGACAGCGAAGGTGCTAAGTTCGATAACTTAAAGACAGCAGAAGCAAGAATGGAGAAAACCGCTACAATGAACGGTTCACTATATGATGATGAGCTAAACAGGTGGTTAATTCAAGGTAATTATGATCTGGATATTTGCTATAAGATAGATGAGAAGGACGAAGCGAAAGAAGCAAAGCTAATGCAACGTAATACTGACAAAGGCAAAGAGCAGGTAACAGGCATAGTAAAGAGTTTTAAAGCAGATGAGCTAGACAAAGCCGCTGCAATAGGGAATCTAATTATTCAATATGCCTACACAGAAGATGAGGCGAAAATACTATTAGGATTATGACAAAAGAATATAAAGAACTCGTTGTTATTGCGTCTTTAAGTGAAGGAACAGAAAACTGGGGCGTATCATTTTCAGGGAGAAACCCACCTGATAAGGATTATATATCTTGCGCATCAAAAGAAGATGCATTCAGGCTATCAGAAATCATACGCAATGTAGATTTCAAGGCATTAGACAAATCGAAAGAAGAAAGCGCTAGCGGCGATGCAATGGCGGTATTATTAGCTGTCCAAGAGTACAATCATGGTAATATTTCCATTGATCAGTTAGCAATGGTTTATGAATCAGCAGGTTTGATCATGCTTACGGCTATAAGGAAGTCAATTGAAGAGTTTAAACAGGAACTAGACAAGAAAAAGGATGAACAAGCAACAGGTTAAGAATCAGCTAGAGCGCGTTAAAAACGCCAAGCCTACAAAGATTCAAAAAGGATTAAAAGAAAGCTTAGAGCAAAAGTTACAGGATTTAGAAGGTAAAACAGTAAATAAATAAAGATATGAGTGATGACAAAACGTTAAACAATAAATCGTTTAAAGACACCTTGGCCAACGTACCAGACGTTGAATTACACGGTAATGGGGATTTATTTGAATTAATTTCAAAGTGTTCGTCTAAAAAAGAAGGATGGATGAAAAGCACGAAAGCAATGCAAGTTAGCAAAGGTGTGGTTATTCAAGTAAGTACACAGAATAAAGGAAATATAGCTGAATCGTTAGTTTTTGTGCCTGACGCAGTTATAATGACGGGGGATGATGGAAATAGATACATACATTAATTTCCTAAAAAACTAATGATTCAGCTAGAAAGTATAGCAATAGCCAAAAAAATGGCATTTATTTTATTGCATGATAACGGAATGACTAGTCGGTTTGATTCTAATGAATACGGCGAGCACTTTTTATGCCTTATTAATGCTATTGATGATTTTACCAAAAAAAACGGCAATTTGCTAGACGAAAATACAATAGATGATATTTGTATAGGAGATCAAAGTCAGGTTATGGATAAATACGGTGATATGAGTGGTTTTATAGCCCTTAATAGTTGCTTGGAAAGTTTCATAAATAATCAGCCTAACATATTTTTAAAAAAATCAGCAGGTAATAAATAGAGACATACATGAGTGAGGTGCTAAAAGGATTGACGGGCATTAATAATCGTGAGGATAGAATAAGATACGCACGTGAAAACAAGGGTGAAATCATCTTACACAAAAAGATGATGCCTAAAAACGATTCCCTGATAGTCAAGGTTGACGAATCTATGTTTATCAATCCTGTGTTTGACGTATCTTTGCTTGGCCTAAAAGATGATGAGGTTCTATCTGTCAGCAATGCCGTTAATTTCTTTGATAGTCACAAGGATGTTTCATTAAGAGACTCGTGGAATAAAACAGTATCAGACAAGGGTAATAGAATACCGCAACTACTTAACCATGAATACGACCCACGAAATCTTTTTGCTAAAAACATTGAATCCATGGTTATGGAAATGCCTATTAAAGCTTTAGGTTATGACATGGACGGAACAACGCAAGTATTGGCTTACAAGATAAAGCCATACAGCAACGAGGATTTGATTAAGTATCAAGACGGTACTTATCAACAACACAGTGCGGGACTTAGGTATAAAAAGATATGGCTAGGGATAGACGACCCAGACGATGAAGAAGCTTACAAGCTTTACCTTAGTCATATTGACAATATCATAAACAGAGAAGCGGTTGAGGAAAACGGCTTTTACTTTGGTGTGGAGTCGCAGGAAGCTATTGAAAACAGTTTAGTAGTTTTCGCTAGCAATAGACTTACACCAGCATTTACAAACAAAAGTATTGACAGTGAACCGCCTAACAGCATTCGCAACGAGCCGCCTAACAGCACTCTAAAAAGTCAGGATTATAGTATTTTACTTGAATTGAAAAGATAATACGATGAAAAGGAAAACATTCGCGGAATACCTAGAGGAAAATGGTATTGACGCAAAAGGATTAGAGCCTAGTGATTTAGTTCAGCACATGAACTCACACAACGAAGAAGCGGACAAAGTTCGTGACGAAGCAATGCAAGCTAAGGCAAGCAGTGAGGATGTTGAGGCGTTAAGAAAAGAGCTTTCGAGAAGTTCAGAAGAGCGTGAAAAACAGTTCGAAATGCTTAAAGCGGCATTTGCCGAGAATCAAAAAAGCATCAAAAAAATGCTTACTTTCAATTACAATCCTGACAGCTCTATTCCTGTTGAGAAGCAAATTGAAAACTCGCTAGAAAAAAATAAGGATGTTCTAATCCAAAACCTTCAAGCAAAAAGTAAGGAAAATGCAAAATCTGTTACAGTAGTAATCAAGGCAGCAGATACGCCATTATTCCAAACAGACGGAGCGGGAACAGTTACTGGTAATATTCCACAAGCTTACCGCAAGCCTGATATTATCGACCAAAGAAGGCGTGAGGGATTTATTCGTAATTGGATTACGGTAATGAATATCCCATCAACAGCAGGAGGCGATAGCGATCTAGTGCAATGGATGGAGCAAGCCAATATCGAAGAGACAACAGGAACAACAGCGGAAGGTGCATTAAAAAACGACATGCATTGGGAGTATGTTGTAAAAGAAGAAAGGGCTAAGTATATCACTGCAACAACTGTTGTGTCTAAGCAAATGCTTCGAAGAGTCGGGCAGATGTCACAACGAATTAACACGCAATTGATGCGCTCTATTGAAAATGAGTTAGAGCTTCAAATATTATTCGGTGACAATACTACTGAAAACATTAACGGCATTTTCACGCAAGGAACTGCATTTTCTAGCGGCTCTTTGGCGGGAACTGTACCAGAAGCTAACAATTACGATGTGTTATTAGCAGCAATCAAACAGGGTGCTACGGGTAGCTCTGGTACTATTAATGCCGTGGGTGAACCTGCGGGATTTACTATGTCAGTAATTGCGCTTAATCACGCAGCTATTACAGCTATGCAGCTTTCAAAAGGTTCTGACGGACATTATGTAATGCCTCAATTTGCAACCGCTTCACGTCCTGAATTAGCGGGTGTGCCTATTGTGCCTAACAACTATCTAGGCGCTGACCAGTTTTTAACAATGGAAGGTAGCTTAGTTGAGTTATGGATTGAAGAGCAATTGACTATTGAGGTAGGATTGGTTGATGATCAATTTAAGAAAAACCTTCGAACAATTCGTGCCGAAATGAGCGCGTTAGTTGCTATTCCTGACAACTATGTAAACGGTGTAATTATTGGAGACTTTACAACAGCTAAGGCTGAACTAGAAACAGTTTAATTGATTTGATATGAAAGGTAAGAACGAAGAAAAGAAAACATCCGCACAAGCGCGAGAGGATTCTGCGGCTAAAAACCGTACAACTGTAAGGATATTAGCACTAAAAGTACCCAAAGGAGTAAAACAGGTAATGAAAGAGGGTGCACAATATTGGGTGTCTGAAGATTCAGCGTTAATGTTTGAGGGGTTAAAGGTCGCTAAAATTGACGACAAGGCGTATACAGCTAAACAAGCAGTAAAGTAAGCAAATCATGGCAATAGAAGCAGTAACAACAGCCGATTTTATTGGTAGATGGAAGATAGTGGCAGATGCTTATCAAAGTGAGTATTTGAGTAATTATCTTGACCAATGGCAACCGCAACTAATCCACTGGATTGTAAGCGTTGACGCATTCAATGAGATCGAAGACAATGGAATAGCTTCTAAACCTAAATGGATTGATTTATTTAACGGCTCACGAGGCTATTACAATAGTGCTTGTGATAAAAAGATGTATCATTTTGGTGTTTCCGATGCCTTGAAAGGGTTGCTTTATTTTCTCTATGTAAAAGATAGGGTTTTCGATCCTACTAATTCAGGCAACGTGCAGCCTTTGCAAGAAGTCAGCAAACGGACTAATAATGTGCATAATGGTGTTATTGCCGCGACTAGATGGAATCAGTCAATCGCAAAATTGAGAGGTGAGATACTTCCATTCATTGAAAACTATGAGGATATAACTGGCGTTATCTCTTCCAGTGTTGACTTGGGTGGAGGTTCTTACACCTTAAATTTGCCTAGTACTTTCTATTTGTCTGATGGCGAAACGGTGACTATAAACAGCACTAAATACATAGTATCGAACCTTATCGAAAACGTGTCTTTTGATATTTCAGGGGAAACGATAGGTAAGGACTTTACAGGGGATTCTGTGTTGTGGAAGCCTTACGAGGATTTTCCTTTGAGTAAGGAACTATGTGACAACCTACAATACGTGAGTATATGAGTGCATTAGTAGTCGATAGAATGGGACGCTTTGTGAGTGGCCTAAAGCTAGAAAGCAAAGTGTTATCCTTATCCGATGATGGGACAAATACTACTTTGGTAGTTGAAAACGTGTTTCACATTAGGGCTATGCCATCTTCACACATTCGAAACGTATTTATTGATGGCGTTTCTTATAATGTGATAGCGGTTGATTATGATGCTAATACGGTTACTGTTATAGGTGTTATTGTGTCTGCTAGCGTTTACAAAGTGCCTAATCCTTTTTATTGGTACGGTACATTGATTAGTACGGCTAATGAAATACGCATGCTAGACGATAGTCAAAAAGTTCCAATGATTTACTTAAATGAGATCATCACGGAAAAGCGACAGACCAGACCGAGCAGGATAAAGTCAATAGCTCCAATAAGATTGGCGTTTGCAGATGTGTATTCAAACGACTGGACTAGAAAACAGCACCACGACCTTTTAATAAAACCACTTAGTAAATTAGCGGATTATGTATTTGAGCAGTTAGATAAAAGGTCATGTTTTGCTTTTAGAGAAGGTTCGGAAGTAACACAGAACATTGTGCCAAAGTGGGGCGAAATTACCCGAAAGGGGACGAAGCAAAAGACATTCAACGAGTATTTAGATGCCATTGAATGGGTTTTTGATTTAGAAATATGTGATTGTAAATAAAATTCTTAGATATGAGTACATTTTGCGCCTGTAAAGGAGGCGAAACAAATGGTAATACAGGAACAAGTACAGCAGCTTTATTTTTAGGTAGAGCAGCTAGCTTAATATTTGTTCCTAGAACTGCAACGGATGGTACTAAAAACGTTATTTTAAAGAGTGATTTTGTTAACGGTGTGCTACCTGACGAGTTTGTTAAAAACAAAATCAATGCATCTGACCCGTCTAAAAGGTGGTACCCTGTGCATAAGATTGTATCAAGCACCGATGAAAAAGCCTTACCCGTTAATAACACGTTTGACGATGGTCGAAATTCGCAAGATACAGCCGAGGGTATAAGATCGGCAACGTATCAAGTAGTTGAACCCGCAAAGTATAAAGCGAACTTGGATGGACTAAAATGTCAATTTCCTGATTTAGCTTTTTTTGAAATTGACGACTGTGGTACTTTGGGAGGTGAAACCAACAAAACAAATGTTGAAATATTAGAGCCTCACCCAATAGCGCGTAGAAAATTTTACGTAAACTTGACAAAAGCACAAGGTTCTGCACCTCAAACGCTTTTTATTGGCTTTGAGTATGATACTAATTCTGATGATGCACGTGAATGCTTAGTGCCTTCTAGCGCGATAGAGTTAGATTTAAAAGATGAGGACGGGTTGTTGAACTTGTTAGTTGATTATAGCAATATCACTAATACGGGTTTTACCGCTAGCTTACAGCTTGAATATGGCGGGTTTGGTGTTGTTATTCCTCAAAATGGGTTGATTGCGGCTGATTTTAAGCTAACAGATACTGCAACTGGATTAGATGTAGCAATCACTAGCGTTACCGAATCACCTAAGGGTACGTATACTTTTGTTACTGACCCTATGACGGCAACTAATAGAATGCAGTTACAGATCGCAGACAATGGTACTAAGTATGTCAAGGATGGATTTGAAGTGCAAGGTAAAACTTTTGAAGCAGTAGCGTAATGAAGTATAATAACACATCATTTACGAAAGACGCTTGCAAAAATATGAGCTTTTCTAAGTTTAAAGAGCTTTACAGTGTTTTACTGAAAGGTTGTGATTTAGAAAAGGTTTTTGCAGAGCTTGGCGGAACAATGCCTAAAAAAGCTACGAAGAAAGTTAAAGAAGATGGAGGCGATTAGACAAATGACCGATAGAGCGCGTGAATTAAGCATAGATTTAATCATGCGCTCTATTTTTGAGGGTGAGCCAGATTTTAAAGATTTGGTAATAGACTTGAATACTAACCACCAATTGTTCGAGGGTGTAGATTCTAAAAATGTCACTTTATCAAGCATAGGGGGACGTTACGCGCCTGTTACTATCAGCTTTAAAGAAGCAAACAACCAACCTTTTGACAGGGTAACACTCAAAGACACTGGCGCATTTTACCAGTCTTTCAATGTTCGCTATGAAATGGGCGGTATTGTCATAGATGCCGATACAATTAAGGACGGGGATGACCTACGGGAAAGGTGGGGAAATGATATACTAGGGTTAAATGACGAAAGCATTGAGACGTTAATATTTTTCCTGCATCCTTTGATTGTTGAGTTCATACACGATTATTTAACGCAAGATTTATGAGCCTGTTTTTCCATAAGCCAAAACCTAAGTATTACGTAAGTATACATGATTGCCCTATTGGGGTATTCGAATCAGTGCTAGATAAAAAGGAATACCATAAACTTTGTTTTGAGGGCAATATGTCAGAGGATGAACTACATGATATTTGGATAAAGATATACAGCGAGTTTATAAAGACATTTGGAGTTCCTGACACATACGAAAGATACGTTTCACTTAGATTGAAATGGTGTAATGAACAAGTGAAGATATGGTGTAAAGGGCAAAAGTATAGAGAGTCGTTTGCCGCCATCTATAAGGCTGAATATGAAAGCATTTTGTTTGATGTAAAAGTCGAATTTCATAAGACAATAGCCTATATAAGTCAAGAAATGAAATTTAGAATAGACCCTAACGCGGTAACAGTTTTTGAGTTCTACGGATATATAAAGCACTTGAATAATGGCTAAAAAGCTAGATAATAAGAAATTAGTTGATGATAATATTCTAATACCTTTACTAGATCGCTTGGAAGAAGCGGTTAAGAAGATAGGGGAAATGGATGACGCATTGAAGGATGTTCTTAAAACGCAGGAGAAACTAGCAAAGTCTACGCCTTTGGACTCTTACGAGGGATTGCAAAAGGTGGAAAAGGGAATTAAGGATGTTGAGAAGGCAAGTGAGGGATTAAGTAAGAACGAAAAAGACAGGTTAAGACTGTTAAAGCAACTTACGGATTTAACCGAGGAGCAATCACTAGCCAATGAAGAGCTAAGACAGAAGGCTAATGAGCTTAGGAAAGGACAACGAGCATTAGCAAAGGAAAACATAGGATTAACCGATGAGTACCAAAGACAAAGCAAAGAGTTAAACAAAGCTAGAAAACAATACAAAAGCTTATTTTTAGAGACAGAAAAGAACAGGAAGGGGCTGAAAGGTTTAGTATTTCAATTTACTAAGGCGGGCAAAGAGCTTTCATTTCTTAAAAAGGGAGTAATAGCAGGGGATAAAGCGTTAAAAGCCCTTGATAAAACAGTTGGACAGAATCAGCGCGAAGTTGGTAACTACGAAAAAGCTACAAAGAAACTCAACTCAACCCTTACAAAGTTAGGTGTCGCAGCGCTAGCTTTAAAAGCCTTAGACGGTATTAAAGCATCATTTCAAGCCAACTCTACTAGTGCCGCAATATTCGATAAGGTAGCAGGTGCTTTATCTGCTACAATAGGAGTCTTAGTTAATACATTAGTTACAGCAGGGCCCGCACTAATTAGTATAATTTCATCATTTGCGAACGAAATAAGGGTGGCGTTCTTAGAGGTTAAACTATTTGCCGAAGAACTGAAAAACACATTTGGTACAGGAGACACGAAACGAATAAAGGAGCTAAAGGATTCGATTTCCGATCTAAACAATGAGATAGAAAACAATAAAGGATTTGACGACCTGTCGAAAGCGTTTGAGGGCTTTTTTGATAATGTAGAAAAAGCAGTAAAAGCGAGTAATGCGCTTGTTGACGCTACCCAAAAATCAAGGCTAGCGGTGATCGCTTTAAATAACACCTTATCAAAGGAAGCTGATAGCATAAAATCTTTATCCGATGAGGTAAAAGCTATCACTAAGGATAACGAAAGCCTTTTAGAGGCAGAGGTAAGACTTGAAGAGCAAAGTGAAAGTAACTTTATAGCCTTACAAGAAAGGGCGAATGCAACAAAGCAATTACTTATAATACGTGCGGCTATATCTGAACAAAACGTACAGATAGCTAAGGAAGAGCGTAATTTGGCACTTCAAAGAGTTCGATTAACCGAAATAGGCAGTAAAGACGGGGCTAAGAACATTGAAGCGCGGGAACAACTAGCGCAAGCTGAAAGGGCTTTAACTGATGCGCAAGTACAAGCAACTAAAGATCGTGTAATGTCAGAGCGAGAAGCGCGAGACATTGAAACCGATTTGATAGAGAGAAATCTTGACTTTATTATTGACGACTTTGATAGAAGAAAATCAGTAAATGAAAAATTGGTAGCTGATGAAACGCAGACATTTGCAAAACGTAGAGCGTTAGCGGTGGAGAATAGAAGGCTTGCGGAAAAATCATTCCGTGATAGTGTCGAGGAAATAAACAAAGGCATTGAAGCAGGAAAGGAAAAACTAGACTTTGATAAGCTTGTGGCCTTGGAGGATAGTAAATTGATAGCACAGGCTATTGAAAATTCAGGTCTTAATGATAAGCTAGCAGCTAGAGCTTTAGAAATTATAAAGGAGCGTGTGGCTTTCAACCAAGAACTATTTGAGAGCGAGCGCGATTTAATCAGAGCAAGACAGGAAGGGCGAGAAGTAGAAGAAGAAATACTATTCCTTGCTGAAAGGTTGGAGATTATCAGAACTAACCGAGGTAAAGCAGTCAAAGAGCTTGAAGAGCTTGAAGATAGAATAGCGCAAAACACCTTAATGCGCATCAATGAAGAGATCGAAGCTATTAGAAAGCGAAGAGAAGTAGAACGAGAAGCTTTAAGGGGTAAAATAGAAGCTTTAGAAGGCTCAACTAGTGAAGAGGACAAGATTGCTAAGGCAAGCTATGAAAGACGATTACAGGCGTTAACAGGGCTAAGTAAAGAGGAACTAGACCTATTGAAAGAAAAGGCCGAAACTGAAATATCAATCGAAGAAAAGAAAAACGCCAAGATTATAGAGCAGCGTGTCAAACTACAAGAAACACTAAGCGAACTTACAGATGCTTTTTTTGATGCAAGATTTGAGCGGCAAAATGAGCAGCTAGATAGGCAACTTGAAGCAGAGAAAACGAGAACCAGTGAATTAAGAGAGCTTGCAAAAAACAATGTAGAAGGCGCAACAGAAAACCTAGCTTTACAACAGAAAAGGGAAGCGGAGATAGAACGAGACAGGGAGCGATTAAGGAAAAGACAAGCCAAAGAAAAAGCGTTTTTAACTTTGCTTGATACCGCTAGCGCAAAAGCAGCAGCAGGGGATGAAAACGCGATAGTTAACACGATATTTGACGCGCAAGTATTAAAGGCATTTGTACAAACATTACCTAGCTTTTATGATGGTACGGAAAGTTTAGGCAAAGTAGCTAACCCACTTGATAGTAACGGGGGGCGCGTTATTTTAGCGCATGATAATGAGAGAATAATGCCTAAAGTTTTAAATGAATCGCTTGAAGGCGCGCCTTCTAATGAAATGCTAGCTAGTACTTATAACTTAGGTAGAATGATACTAGATAGTGGAATGCCAAAGTCGGCAAGTACTACAAAGGTCGTAAATGATGACAGGGTACTAAGTAAATTAGATGATGTTAGGCAAGCAATAGAATCTAAACCAGTACACACGGGCATTGATTATGATAAAGTAACGAATCTTGTAAGTGATCGCTTGGAGCAAAAAAACAGGGTAGTCAATAATTACAGAAAAGCAGTAAGAAAGCACTAGTATGACCGAATTAAGCAAATCGACAAGCATAAGAGAGCGCATAGGCGGCAAACTGGTTAATTCTAGTCTTGAAATTGGAGACTTGGAGTTTTTAGGGGGTCTTGATAGTGACACGCTCAACATATCAATTCAAAGAGTGACCTTTGTTAGAAATGCTTACAACGAGGTGAAAAATCACATTGAAGAGGGTAATATCTTTGAAGGGCTCGACTATCAGGTTGACGTGTTTAATGAAGATTCAAATATCACAATTCAGCAATGGCTAGACCTTTCTGACAATGTAATAGATTCGCCTGAACGCGGAGCGATTGAATGTAAGGCATTGCTTAAGGAAGGCGTGCAGCAACTTTCGGACAGACTAGGCGCAATCACTTACGCATATTTAGAAGAGCAGGGAATTATAGGTGAAAGTGATTATGTTGATGTAGATTATTCAGTACAAAAGAAGTTCGAGCCTTTAGAGTTAGCGACAAGCGCAGTTATTATATACATCATGATAACTGCTTTAATTGAGAAAACAAAAGACTTAGGAAAAGATACCGCTACTAGTTCTGGCATAGCTTCTTCAAGTGTTACAGGGGCAATAGGCGCGGCAATATTTGCCGCACTTGCATTTATACTTGAAGTAGCTGCAAATGTGGCGGTTGTATTTGCATTGATTAATTTGATAGGAAGTTTCCTAGGCTACTTTATACAGCTTAAAAGGACACATAAGGCAATGAAGCTTAAAACGCTACTATCAAAAGCGGCTGAACAGCTAGGATATGGATTTGAAACAGATATAACCGATTTAAACAACATTGTCCTATTGCCTTCTAATCCAAATACTGATGACATAGATAAAAAAGGATTTATTTCTACACCTGGCACAATCAAAAAAGGCTATCCAAATGCGCAAGATTTCGGTTATACTGCTAGTGAGTGTTATGAGGGAGCGGCACGATATTTTAACGCTATCTATCAAGTAATAGACGGGGTTATACAATTCAGGTCTAAAAATAGTGATTATTGGGTTAAGGAAAGCACTTTAATACTTCCAGATGTAAAACCAACTCAAAACGGTTACAATACAAATGAGCTAGTTGCAAATAGGCTTATTGCTTTCTCTACTGACCCAATAGCGGACGAGTACACACTAGACGAATTTAAAGGAACTAACTATGAGATCATAACCGATCTTAAAAACCCAACTAATCCAGATGCTAAGTTTATAAAAGGGTTAGACGAAATTCGAATACCTTGGGCTTTAGGAGTAAGGAAAAGTACACTTAGCCCATTAGAAAGGGTTTTAAAAACACTCGCGGGAATTGCTGATGATGCTATAAATGTGTTTGGAGGAAACAGCAATTTAGTCAATCAGGTAAAGACTAAAATAGGAACTTTAAAAGTAAGCTCTAATAATCACCAAATACCTAAACTCCTTTGGATGGAAAACGGGGTTATTCCTTCCGATCATAGAGAAAAGTTAAGCGCTAAAGTGAGCTGGTCTAAATATTGGATTCATGAAAGCTTTGTTTCTAATAACTTTGGAGGACAAAAGCTAGTATACCCAGACATTGACGTTCCTTTCGGGTATGAAGATTTACTAGAATTGTCTAAATTTTCGTATTTTAGGGACTCTAAAGGAAGAAAAGGGCAAATAGTTAGTTTTAGGTGGATTACAAAGCAAAAGGCCACTATTAGTTACTGGATTCAAGATATTTACACAAGGAATTTGAAAGAAACATTTATTGAGGTGGAATGATAACATTAACAGAAGAACAGCAGCGATTTTTTAATGATCAATTAAAGGTTATCGAAGAACATAGTAAACCTATGTATTATTTGATCAAAAACGAATTAGAGGTAGTAAAACAAGGGGGATTTAATGACAAAAGGCGTGAAGCTTTTTTGAAGACAGTCAAAAATATGTCACCTGTTGAAATACCAAATATTGAAGGAATCGAGAATTTACACAAAGCATAAGAAATGCCAAAGAGCGCAACCATATTAGAAAGTAAATACTATTATCAGCATAAAAACGGGGTTTTGTTCGATCAAAATCTATCGGATTTTACTGTGAATCTTGCTCGAAATGTAGGGCTAAAAACAAAATTTGTTTCTACTATTGAAATAGAGTGGTTTGCAAATGCTGATCTAGTCGATATTTGGAATGTAAGTGCAACTAAGATAGTTAGGAATGTAGGAAACTTCTCTAATGATGGTTTTTACATTGGTCAAGTGTTTGACTATATAACCGATTGGAACAGCGACAACACTACACCAATAGAGTTTAACGCTACTATAACTAGTATTAGCTTGGACGGCTCTACTATGACGTTTTCGGTAAACAGTGGCGCTCCTACCACTGGAGTAATGGAAAACGTGGGTATTAGAGCAGTTGCGGGAAATCAGGCTAATTATCTTACTGGACTATTCTATAAGTTTGGACTAATAGAAAATAGTGAGCCATTTACTTTTCAAAGCAAAATAACTGATTCAGATAATGTTTACTATGCTGATAACATAGGAAGCGGTGTAATAAGATCAACCGATTTTGTTGTAATGGATTGGCAAGGGACAAACAAGGGAGGGCAAACAGGAAGCGCACAAGTTAGATTTGTATCAAATAGCACCTATTCGCAAACATTTGAGGTAGAGCATATTTTCATTATAGCTCCTTATTATCTTGATGGTCAGTTATCAGACATTCAAAACAATATCTACCCTGATTACTTAGAGGGTGATGCAAGCCTAAAACATGCCTATCAGCTTGATTTTAGATTATCACTATCAAACCCAAATACAAGCATAGCGCAAATAGTTGATAATGTACTAGGGTCTGTTGGTTGGTTTAATGAATCGCTGAACGGGTTAAACTCTGATTATGAAATATTATCTATAAGTTATCAAGATGCTAACTCATTAGAGCCTGTTAACTCACTTCAATACAATTCAAAGACTAGAGCAACGATAAGCATAAATAAGCTTTCAGGCTCTTTTATTGGAGGTGAAAAGGTGGGTTTATTTGTATCATACCTGCCTAGTCAGGTAGAGTATCAAAATACAATATCAAATTTTGCTGATAACTTCCTGTATGACGTGGTTTATTATGAGGAAGGTAACCCGCCAACAGTTGGTAACGGTATTATCAAAGTAATATCCTCGAACGTATCGGGAGGGAACTTAGTAATAGTTGCTGATTTTGAGTACACAGCATTACAGCAGGCAGTATTATCAGCCGATTCTAGCTATTTAATAGGAGTAGAGGCGGCTAATTCAGTACTTACTAACTTAAGTACTGACAGCGTAGTATTATTAGCTGATTTGGCTAATTATTCAGAGGTTAGCATACTATCATCATTGATAAGCTTTCCTAAGTTTAACATCCTCGGACATGATCAACAACTTGGAGTCGATACAGGCTCTAATACTGTACTGGTATGGAACGAGGACGGCATGTTGTTAGATTTTGAATTTGACATTAATCTGAATAAAGGAGCTTTATTAAATAGCCTTGATTTTAAATTAGTCGCATTAAACACGATTACAAATACCTTTTTTGAATTAGATTCTTTCACTTTTGATTTGTCAAATGTTGTAATATCGTCAGGTGTTCAGCAGATAATAATAAATCAAAATAGAGGGTACCAATTAAATGAAGGTAGTCAATTTAATAATGCAGTGATTAACATAGGCGTTAATAATGGTGGATTCCAAAAATATACAGGAAGTTTAGGACAGAAAATATCATGGGAATCATGGTTGAGAAACTCAAACGCTGACCCTGTTTTTTTTAAAGCAAATGAACCTAACAACGGCTTGAACTTTAAGAGTTCCAACTATTCTAATGTAGAAAATTATCAAATAAGGATTTTAGCAACTGGAAATGTTAGCGGATTAGATGACCTAAACAGGCAAATAAACGGCTCGTTTTCTTTCTTTTCAGGTGATATTGATAGTTTTGATTATAACAAGGATGGTAATAACACTCCTGTATGGTCTGCATTTATAGACACATTTAACGAAGATGGCACTGTAAGTTTTGGCGGAGCGATAAGCAATGAGCAAAATACTTTATTTCGCGTTGTTTGGAGTCAAGACAATCCAGTTACTACCTTGCCTAATTATGTCATACATAGGACCCAACCCACAGGCGATAGTGGTAGAAGCATATACGAACTATCAAGTATAAGACCGCCATTACAGCAAGATAACCCACTGATTCCGATTGATGGCGAAAGCCTTACAAATGTGTATTTACTTAATGGGGATGTTGTTAGTGAGTGCTTAATAGATTACACGAAGTTAAACGGGGTGAACTGGCGTTTGTCCGCAAAAATAAAATCAAATGGATGATGAAAAAGAGGCGTTAATGTCTGAAATACTGGAAGATATTAACAATGTAACCGAGGATGAAAAAACAAAAAACGCTTTGTTAGGAATTACACCGGGAACTGTTAAGGATTTCCAAGTAATAGAAGCACAGCAAATAACAATAAGGATTAAAACCGAGAACGGAACATCCGACTTGATATATACAGATACTACTGTATTTGGTGAGTTATTGGCGACAATGATAGGTAAAATCACCGAAAATTTAGACGCTAGAAATCTAGCTATTGAAGTAAAAGAGGCAGAACTAAAAGAGTTACTATAATGGCATTAAACACAAATTGGAGGGATTTAGCAGCTACTTACTATACATCTGGTCGTGATGGCGATGATGCGAACATAGGCAGTGAATCAAGCCCCTTTGCAACTATTGGGAAGTATGTTACATTAATGACTAACAACGGTGTAACGCTATCTTTAAGAAATGGAGCGGTTTATAATGAGGGCGGATTTGATGTTACTGTTGCGGGTATATATTCGGGGAAGGGTATTAAGTTATTAGGAGATGGGTTTGTAGTGGTAGATGGTTCAGGCTTTTTCCCATTTTTAAGAGGCAGCGTAACGCAAGGCTTTAATTTTAGCTTTGACAATATTACTTTATTGAATATAAACAGTTTAGTAGCTGGTCAAACAGGATTTAGAAGCACCTCATACGAAAGATGCAAAATATTTGATTCTGTAAATATTGACTTAGGAGCTGAAAGCAAGAATAATTTATTTGTTAGAACCTCAATAAATCAAATATATTCAGGAACAGCGCAAACATATTTTAGAAACACTTTTGCAGATTGTCAAATTAATATTTTAGGCATAAGGTCTAGCGTAAACATTGACGGTCACGAGTTTTTGAACTGCGTATTTAATTCAGGAACATCTATAAATAACAATGGCGGCACTATTAGTTATTCTCTATCAAATTGCGCCTTTGAGTCGGGGTTTCTTTTAGACGGGACAGACTTAAAAACATTAACTTTAAACGGTGACGGCTCTAATATTTCAACAGAATACGCAGACGGGGAGAAGTTTAGCGGCACGATTACAGTAGGAAGTGAAACTATAACTTTTACAAACTGCTTTTGGACTGATGACCTAGGATTTAACGCGCCTGACAAAGATGTTTACACTTTGTCAAATTCACCGCAAAGCAAGCTATTGAACGGGTTTAATGTTATAGGTGCTTTAGGTTTGGGTGTATTCATAGATGCAGCAAATCAATGCTTTGACCCTGTTAATAGTGGTGTTTCGATAGATGCCAATATAACAAGAAACCTAGTAACTGGTAGCTTTGACATTAATACAGGACCAGGAGGGATAGTAAGATCAACAGATGATCCAACAAAATCAATAATTCTACCTTTTTCAACATCTATAAGTGAATTTGTAGAGTTTAGTTTGCAGGGGTTTAACTTTTTCAATGGCGAATGGGTTGATGATGACAATTATAATGACCCTGCTAACTTAGAGGCTAGGCTAACTTACAAAGTGTCTGTATACGATGAAATCGCGCTAACTTGGAGCGCATTCAAAGAGTATGAGATTAACCAAGCCTTGCAAAATGATAGTGGAGGTCTAGGAAATGGAAATGTAGATGCTGATATGTCAGCGTTAGGTGATGTTATAGGTCGAATATTTAGGGTAGAATTTTTCCTAAGAGATAACGGAGTGTAATGGCAGGAACGCAAAACGGTTTTTCAATCCCTACCAATGGGAAGATTACAGGAACTAGCAAAAGCCTAAACGGTTTTTCTGTTCCCTTGTTTGATTTTATTGATAATACTGCGAAGTCGTCAATGGGGTTTTCTATTCCAATTAGGCAATATTGCTTAAGGGTTGTAGATCAGTTTTCTAACGCCATAGAGGGCGCGATTGTAACCATTAGCGAAGGTTTACCAACAGAGCAGTATATAAGCGATTTAAACGGCTTTGTATACGTCTTTATAAAGAAAGGCACGGCAACGGCTCAAAGGGCGGGATTCGATGATGTTGAGTTAATTTATGACTTTGAAGGGATAGAGGATGACTGTATAGATATACAGTTAATCTCTATTAGTGGCCTAGCTGTACAGCTTGAAAGTACTACATTACCTAGTATTAAATCAGTTTTACGCAATGACTTTTGTTACTGTGCTGTTGAGTGTGAATATGTAGAATACGCTTTTGCCTCTGTTGGAGGTGAAGAGTACAAAAACGACAAGGCTAGTTTTCTATTTCAAAAGGTGGTCCAATCGGATAGTGTTTTATTTGAGTTGTACAAAGACGGTGTTAAAGTAGCTGACTTAAATAATGACACTTATGGTACATACTATGACGGGTTTGCGGTAAAACCATTGTATCAAGGATTAGTGCTAGAGTGGGAAAAGGTTCTACCCGTATTTGGTCCGGGGCTTTATCAGGTGAAAACAGTTAGGACGTTATTAGGTAATACCGACATTGTGGATAGTGTATTGTACAGGCTATACCCTTACACTGATGAGCTTGCAGATAAAACGGTAAGGATTGTAGGTTATCAAACGGCAAACATCAAGCAAAGCGCGTTTAACTTTAATGGATTGTTGCCTACTGGATGGGCCTTTTATATTAGGGTTTTTGGGGACTTTAAAAAAGTCGCACCAGAAGAAATTGAAGATAATTATCCTGACAGCCAAGAAAACAGGCTGCAAATACAAGATCAATTAATAAGTCAATATCAGCTAATTGTAAAGCAAGCGCCTGCAAGTATAATTAATCTGTTTCTTGATGGGAATATTAGTTTGTCGGGAAGGATATTAGTGACCGATTATAACATTATGAACACGGAGATATTTAGAAAAGTCGAGCTTTATAGAAAAAAAATGGAGTACGTTCCTATCTTTGGGCAAAGATTACAGGATATTACTGTGAACTTTTCCGAAAGGAATGAGGGAAAAATAACGCAGAATTTTTAACAATTAAAAATACTTCTCAATGGATATTTTTATAGTAAGCACATGCGCCTTACTTGGAGTAATTAGCGCTTATGCAATGGTCACAACATACAATCAAAGGGGAAAATAATGGAGGCTTTAAAGTTTAGTCAATTGGAATACATGGGGGCGTTTTCGTTTGCTTCTGGTTTAGCTGTCTTGTTTGTTACTTTATACGTAACTAGCATGAGAGCAAGACTAAGCGAAATCAAAAAGGCTTCTTTAGAAATAGGTAAAGAAGCAACGCAAAGAGAAGAGAAATCTATTGAAATGCAAGTAAAGCTACTTGAAACCATATCAGAGCAAACCAGAGTAATATCGAGGTTTATGCAGTTAGAAGAAACAGTAACCGACCTAAGTAGGCGGGTTATTAAGCTAGAACCTTAACAAATAAAACCGTAGCTCATTGAACTACGGTTTTTGAAATTCACTCTATCTAGTAACTGTGGTTTTTGATATTTGTAGGGTTATTTTTGTGGTTTTATGATTACTTATCTTCGCTTTTAAAATCACCATCAGCATCGCAATGACTTGGGGGATAACCGTGTTTTCTTATATTCCAATGCCTTAAAGGTCGGTTTATTAATACAATTAATATCTTTGCTGGCACTACAAGCCAAAGACCTATCGCTACCCAATCTATGAATTTCCAAAATCCACCGCTAACACTTTCCACTATTAATTGATGTATTGTTTCCATTTTGTTCTGTTTTGACTATGTCTATTACCATTTTAATGCTTGCATGCCTACCTTTTGCATACTCACCAAGTTTACTTCCGTCTTCATAACTTTCCTTAATTCCTTCTAATTTAGAAAGTAATTTTGTTTTAAAATCTTCGCCATTCATCTTTATTCTATTTAAAATGTTACCTTAACTAAGACTAGTCTAGTATTTTTAATTCGATTTTGTTATTGGCCCAATAATACCAGTTTTGGGCTTCGTGTACGTTTTTAATATGATCAGGAAAGGAAGATATATTTTTATTATCTCTCATCCTAGTTAACCAATCCTCAGTTAATGGTATTGCATAATACATTCTAGTACTTCCGCTTCCGTTGTGCGGCTCTAACTCATTTAATAAATCTAAATCTACAATACATTCCTCAGCCCCTCCGAATGTTACATAATTTATTCTATTTCCTATTCTTAACTCTGTGTTATTAATCATAATGTTTTGTTCATTCTGTTTAAAATACTACCTTAACTAATACTATACAGCCATTAAAACGGTGTATAGTTTGGGGTTATAGGTTATTATGTTTATTCAAGTAATGTTCAATACCTTCTTTATAACCTGTTTTGTAGTCATCAGAAAGTAGTAGATATGCTGCTTTCATATTATCTTTAGTAAATTCAATAGCTTCTTTTTCACATTCTTCAAGTGTTTTGAAACAACCTAGAGTACTATGTATAGATAATTCTTTACCTTTATCATTTGCTTCAATCAACAAATCAAGCGTTTCTAAGTAGATGCTTTTGTAAATGTAAAAATCGACTTTCTCAATATTTAAGCCAAGCTCTTTGGTTAATTGTCGGTTATCATCTAGTTTATCATAGTACAACTCTTCAATCTCTTCTAGCTCTTCAATTCTGCTTTTAGCCTGTTCTAACTCGGTTGAGCTTTCGTTGATCATAGGCTTATGAAAAAGAATTTTATATGCTTCTTCTTCTGTTATCTTTTTCAGGCTGTCAGGCTTCCAGCTCCCACCTGAAAAAGTACCCGTGATATTTAAACTAAAAGTGCCATCTTCCCACATATTAGTAACTTTAAACGCATGCTTAGGATTAGACCCTTTAATTAAAACCCAATCCCCTACTTCAATACCTTTCTTTAATTCACTCATTGTTTCCTGCTTTATATGATTCAAATAATATTTAATACAAACCTAATGCCTTTTCAATAGCGTTTTTAGCTTTGTCTAGTACTTGTTTTGGTATTGAGTCCTTATAATTTTCCAAACTCATTAACGCCTCTAACATGTCAGGGGCCGCCGCTATTAGTTTGGCGTTAAAATAAACAGCGGTTGGTGTTGCTTGGTTAAATCCTATCGTTTTGTGATTATCTAATTCAGCGACTAGAACTTGCTCTTTATTTTCTACATAAACAACTCTGTTACTTTCAACTGTATTCCATTTACCTTGTGTTCCTTTAAATTCTTTCATTTTATCAAGTTCAGTGTTTAATTCACTAATTGTTTTAATTCTCTTTTTGTCTTACAACTATTCTACCTTTATAAGCCCAATATTTGCAAGCGCAGCACCCATAAATATAACCGTCATCCTTGGCTAAAGCATCCTGTAAGGCTTTCGCGTAATTATCCCAATCAGGAATAGTTTGCTTAGGCTTGCCGTTCATTTCTGCTTTTTTCTTTTTGCTCCAAGTAACAGGCATAGGCGCATAAAAATCAACTTCGTAGAACTCTTTTAATCCTTTCAATCCTATTGATTTAGACAAGATCGCTACTTTGTTCTTCCATTCATGGTATCTTTTGGCTGATGGCTTAAACCTACTTTTATGAGTCATCCTAACCCATGTGCTCGGTGCTATATTTAATTCGTACTCAACTATCATTTCCCCGAAACTTTTAAGTAAAAAGTAAATGACAGAACTACTCCAATACCACTAATAAAACAGCCTAATTCACTGGATACTATGTTGGACACAAAAAGAGCTATTCCACACAATACCATAACTACAATTAACGAGTATTCAATTCTTTGCTTTTTCATAAGTACTTTTTTTGTTTTTCAATTTCTAGCTCTATCTCCCATTTGTTTGACAAGTATTCTTGTGATGTAGGAATGTAAATTCCACCAATTGCCGCGTATTCCCTAACCCAGTCGATGAACTTCCCCGCTTGTTCTGTATCGTATTCCTCTGTGCTTGTTAGCCTTGTTTCTTCCTTTTTGGTGATCGGGTGAATAGCTTTGTATCTGGTAAACTCATGATGTGGACAATCTCGCTTAAGCATTGTTTTTGCATCTTTGATAGATTCCCCGTATTCTTTTGCAAAAATAGTAATGCAAACATGTAGGTAAGCGTTTTGCTTTATCGTGCGTTGCTTTTTCTTACTGGTGATCTCAAACACATTACTACCATTGATCAGTCTTTCAAAGTACGCCCTAGCTCTTTTTTTGTCTAGTTCGTTTTTAGGATTGAATAGCATCTTTGAATTTTTTCATGTGTAAATAGTAAGCTTTAACAGCTAAGTAGTTAGCCTCTATTCTTGCAAACTCTTCTGTGCCTCTTTCCGTGTCGTACTCTTCGTTTGAGATAAACCACTCGTCCCATTCTGTAACAGTTTTTTCTTTGCAGCCTATTCTTATTTTCTCGCCTTTTATTGTAACCGACCACATGCAAGATATAGGCATGTATGCAGTATCGGTATTTTTAGCGCCTACAAGGTTAGCGCCTCCAAGGTTAGCGCCTCCAAGGTTAGCGCCTCTAAGGTTAGCGTATATAAGGTTAGCGCCTCCAAGGTTAGCGCCTCTAAGGTTAGCGTATATAAGGTTAGCGCTTCCAAGGTCAGCATCTCCAAGGTTAGCACCTCCAAGGTTAGCGTCTATAAGGTTAGCGTCTATAAGGTTAGCGTCTATAAGGTTAGCGCCTATAAGGTTAGCGCTTCCAAGGTTAGCGTCTATAAGGTTAGCGCCTCTAAGGTTAGCGCTTCCAAGGTTAGCGCCTCCAAGGTTAGCGCCTCTAAGGTTAGCGTCTATAAGGTTAGCGCCTCCAAGGTTAGCGTCTATAAGGTTAGCGCCTCTTTTCAAACCTTCGAGTAAAGTGATCTTAATAGTGTTGTTATCGCAATCATAAGAGAATATAATCTCACCACTAAATCGGTTTTTAATTTCTATTTTCATTTTGTCTTTTGTATTTTATTCATTTCAAATTTATCGCAAACCTTTCCTAATAACAATGATTTAGCAGATGTTAAAGCCTCGTTTGAATCATTAGCCTTGATTCTGAAAGAACGAGTAATTTGATCGTAATCTTTATAGACTACTAACCATTCAGATAAATTACTCTCATCAACAGGTTGCTTTGCTTTCATGATAGT